GAGCAGGAGCCTGGCAGACTTGCCCTGTGGGGGGAAGTGGCCCCGGGGGAGCGGCTAGTGGCCGCCACATCTGAGGGGGAGAAACTAGGCACGGTGAGCTTAACAGACCCTAAGCCTAGCGCGTTTGTAGCTGATATGGGAACGGTGAAGGCTCTGGCCCCGGCTGAGGCTTTGGTGGATGTATTCTCCCCCGGTATGTTCGTGAAGGCTATGGAGGTGGTAAAAGAACACGCCCCGGAGCTGTTGGAACATACGGTCGCTAACTGGTACGTGGAAAAGTTGAAGGCTGACACTGTAGCGGCGGCGCGTACGGGTGGGGATGTTCCCCCGGGCATGGGGGTTAGGCGTGGTGAGCCTGTTGTGATGGTTCGCCCGTCAGAGTCTGCTAATCGTGAGGCGGAGGCTATTTGCTCTAACAATCATCTGACGCGCGAATTGGAGGCGTAGGGGATGGTTAGGCACGAAAGTACCGCCGAGGCATTGTTGGCGGCTATGGCTGACGTAAGGGCTGTCCATAAGCGGGAAAAAAACCAGAAGCAGGGGTTCTTTTTTCGTGGCGTGGATGCTGTTGTTAACTCTACGGCCCCGGCTTTTCGGAAGCATGGTGTGGTGGTTACCCCGCATTTGGAGTCTGTGGACTATATTCAGCACGAGGGGGGTAAAAACGCTATCACGGACGCGCGCGTTGTCGTAACCTACAGGTTTCAACATGTGGGTTGTGAGCCGCTGGAAGCCCGCGTCGCGGCTGAGGCGCGAGACTACGCGGATAAGGCTACGGCTAAGGCTATGAGCGTAGCTTTTCGTATCGCCCTTCTGCAGTCTCTTTGCCTACCTACGGAAGACGTCGACCCGGATGCGGATTATGTGACGGTTCCCGGGGATCAGGCTACGCGTGGCCCCGTGGATCAGGCTCAACAAGCCCGGGATGCTCTATTGCAGGAATGCAATCGGCTAAGGCTTAACCCCGGTAGGGTTAAAGCCTTTGGTATTACGCCCGTAGGTGGGTCTTTTGACCTGTCGGTCGTTGAAGGTTCTAAGGGGGCGGCGTTGATTCGTGGGCTTATGGAAAAGATCACTAGCAACCCGGATTTAGTCGAAAAGTTGAGGGGATGAGATGCCACAGTTCCAAGCACCGCTAAACCCGGTGGATATAGAACAAAGCATTAGAACATTGTCTAGCCGTATCGCTAAAGGCGTGGGCGTGGTGGATGAAGCCTATAGGGCTTTTCTTGACTCGGATCGCCTCTTTGAGGCAGCTTACGCCCGCGCCTACCTTGGAGCTGACGGCCCGGTAGAAGATAGGAAGCAGGCGGCGCGCGTGGAGACTATGGGGGAGCGTGAAGCACGTGACGTGGCGGAGGCGGCGTTTAAATACGCTGACAGGCGCGCTAAAGCCCTGGAACTGGAGCTGCGGGCTTTGCAGTCGATAGGGGCGTCTGTTCGGTCTATGTATTCGGTTGCTGGTCGTGGGGAGTAGCTCGGGGCGTATGCCGCACGCTGTTGCTGAGGCGGTTCATGCCCGCGCGGGTGGGGTGTGCGAGGTGTTGATCCCGTGGGCTGGATGCACGGGGCGGGCGGAGCATATTCACCATAGGCAGCTGCGTAGTCAGGGCGGCGCCCATGATCTGGACAATTGCCTGGCTATTTGCCACCGTTGCCACGCGTTTATTCACGCTTACCCGGCGCGTTCGTATGAGTGTGGCTGGCTGGTCCGTTCAGTGGATAGCCCCGCTGATGTGGTGGTGGTTGTGGCGCCGCGTGACTAATTTTTTTGGAGGTTTATAACGTGAGTTTGCAGGCTATTTTGTGGGTGATGCATAAGGCGCCTGTTGAGCCTAACGCTAAGTTCCGGACGTTGCTGGAATTGGCTAATTTTGCGGATGATGAGGGGCGCGCTGCGTTCCCATCATGGCGGCGGCTAATAGAGCAGACGGGGCTTAGTCGTGGTTCTATCTCTCGACATCTCAAAGAGTTGGAAGCAGACGGGCTTATTAGGCGTGGGGATCAGGCTTTGGTTGCGCATTATCGCCATGACCGTAGGCCGGTTGTATGGGATTTGGCGTTGGAGTTGGACCGATCTAAAGCCCCGGCGCGGGTCGATTCTGAGGCTACGGAGGATGATTTGGGGGCTGATTTTGGGCATTTGGATGATGGCCTGGAGGCCCACGCCCCTGTGGATAACCCTGTGGATAACTTTCGAGCGGGGTCTAAATTTGAGACCCCGTTGGTCGGTTTTGAGTCGGAACGGGGTCTCGCTACGGACGGAACGGGGTCTCGCTACGGACGGAACGGGGTCTCGCCTGTGAGACCCAATCCAATTAATAATCCAATTAATAAACCAATTAATAACCCTATTATCCCTTGTGACGGCGAACACAGTGACGGCAGTCACGTGGACGGTACCGGGCTAGCGCCCTCGACCTCACCCGCTGACGCGGATTCGGCCACGAAACAAAAACCATATTCTGAAGCCTTCCAAAAATTCTATGAGGCGTACCCGAGGAAGATTGGCAAGCGCAAAGCATTCAACGCGTGGACACGCGCCGTCAAACGCGCTCCCGCAAATGCGATCCACGACGGGGCCGTGGCCCTGGCTGAGCATCACAAGCGGGCGGGCACCGACCCCCGGTTCATTCCCCACCCCACAACGTGGCTGAATCGTGACGGCTGGGAGGATGAGCTAACCCTCCCGGCGCATAATCCGGTCGCTAGCCGTGGGCGTAACGGCTTCTGGGATCTTTTGCAGGAAGGAGGCGGACATGAACCTGGTGGACTGGAAGCGGGTAGCAACCCAGCTATTAACCCTGGTCGCTGAATTTGACCACAGGTATCAGGGCTTGGACGTGGACGCCATGCGCAAACGGCGCGATGCCTGGACTCAGGTCTTGGCCAGCGCGGGAGTTGCGCCGGAATACCTGGCTAAGGCCGTGTCGGTGGTGTACGGGACCGGGGACCGTGGCCCACTCAACCCTTTGGGGGCGGTGCTGGATGAAGCCCGGAACGCGCGGCAAAGGGCCAGCCAGGGCGCGGTTGTTCGGGAGTTGACGGCGACGCCGCGTAGCACGGGCAGGCCGTCTAAGGCTGTCTATGAAGCCACGGGAACACTAGGGGTAGGTTGCCCCCGTTGTGGCGCAAAGCCTGGTTTGCCGTGTGTTGGGCCTTATGGCCCTATGCGGGCGCCTCACATGGCGCGCTACGATCTAGCGCACCCTAAAAACGGGGGTTTTAAGCCCTCCAAAACCCCACACCCACACAAACCCCCACGGGGGGACAAAAAGTCCGCCACGCGGCAAGCTGGGGCCGATTCTGGCCCCTTTAACAATGAAGAGAGGAGCCAGCAATGGCAGAAACTACTCAAAGCGCGGGAACTACCCCACTAGAGCCGACTGGATTCTGGGAGGCGTACACGTCCCTAGGCAAGGTGTTACAGGAGCTGAAAGAGCTAGCAGATCAAGCTATGGGGGACGTGGTGGACATGGACGACAGCCTGTGCAACGCCTGTGTCTACATGGAAAACGCTCCCATGTCCGAGGTGAAGAGACAAAAAACAACGCAGGCGATGGAAGCCCACAAAAAGCAACTAGGCGCGCTAGGTCAACAGATAAACGGCGTTTGGGTGGCGATTTCGCTAGCCCTAACCGGGCTGGAAGACTGCTCCCTCCTGATAGATGACATGGGGGAATACGGCGTAAACGCTAAAGCCTATGAACGCCTTAAAAAGGTCAAGTGGGACTTGGAGGTGGCGGAACGTTCAGGGCGTGCCGCTAGCGTCATCGAAAAAATAGACAAAGCAATGAAGCAGCTAGAACACCACGCTAGCATTGCTTTTCTTCACACATAATTAGAACAGGAGTCGAACATGTCTAATAAGCACGTAACCCTACTCGGGTCTACATCATCGAAGAAACCACCCGCGCTAACTCGCACCCGTGACGGGCGCTCCATGACACGGTTCACAATCACCACTAGCGACCGGATCAAGGATAAGACGGGAACGTGGACAGACGGGCCGCTACAGTTCTACAGTTGTTTGGCGTTTGACTCGCTGGCTGAAAACATCGTTAACACTTGCAGTAGCCCGGTGGAGCTGCTGGTGGAAGGCGTGGAAACGCGGGAAGAGTGGCAGAGCAATGAAGGCCCGCGTGAGTCGGTATCCATTAAGCTAACTAGCGCGGGCGTTAGCCTACGGCGTCAATACGCTAACGTGACAAAGCAACAGGGCGGCGGCGGGGGGCAACAAGCCCCACAACAAGCCCCGGTTAATGATCCGTGGGGCGGCGCCCCCACGGGCGGGTTTGGTGGTGGTGATGATGAGCCACCGTTTTAGCGTATGTTTGGCTAGCGAAGGCTGGGTAAATGTAGTTCTGGTGTTCCCAGAAGGGGTGGGGCTACCGCCTGAGCTGGTCAATCTGGAAAACCCTCCAACTGTGCGGGGCGGGTATGCAACTTTTGGCATTCCTGAATGCTATGTAAAAAGATGGAGGGGAAAAGTTAAAGAAGCAATTAGTTCAGGTAGCAAAAGCGTAAAGCTTGAAGTGCTTCAGTGGAGGTTTGAGCTAGACCTTTGGCCTGGCCGTCTAAGTCTTACTAGTAGCTCCCCGAACTTTGAGAGCGTAACCCTAGAGTCGCCTAACTTTTCCTTAGAATGGCTGTTAGGGGAACTGGAGAGGGCGTTCAATAGTGCGTCCGTTTGATGATCCCCACGCGCCCCGCGCCATAATGGTGTTGCCGTGGGGTAAACCCCCCTTATCGCTGAATGTGCGTAAGCACCACCACGCCCACGCTACAGACGTTAGAGCTGTGCGTGGGCTTACTGCATTGAACGCACAACAGGGGGGTCTTCACATGATGGGGTGGGAACGCTACGGGCGCTTATCTGTGAGGCTGCACTACCTACCACGGGATAAAAGACGGCGGGATACGGACAATCTAGTGGCCACCCTCAAGGCCGTATGCGACGGGCTGGTAGACGCGGGACTGGCCCCGGATGACACGCCCGCCTACATGTCCAAGCCTGAGCCAATTATCCACCCGGCTGTAAAAGGCTTAGCGCCTCTGATGTGGCTGGAACTAGCCACCGTGCCGCCGGGAAACTATCAACTAGCAGGAGGGCTAAACAGTGAGCCTAATAGTGCATGAGAATATGACGGCGGCCGAGATTAAGCAGGCAAACGCCCTAATCAACAGGCTAAGCCGTGGGCTACTCATGTCTACCACTTACCTAACGATGATGGAAGAGTACGGGGCACTAGCCAGCCTCGGGGAATATATAGACCCCCGGGACTTGAGGCTGTGCGAAACGAACAAAAACGCGGGGGAGCAATGACGGGTATCTATCCGGAAACTAGCGCTGTAGCGGCGGCGTTTGACATTCCAGACAGTTACGGCGACGCACCTTGGGTCCACGGCGCGGAGTGGGCGTGGGTGGAAGTTCACGGCACGATCTGGGCGCTACATGAATTAGCCACGGCTAGGCAAGTGCTGGAACTTCCCGCTATGTGTGTCGTAACTCACTATTACAACCTGGCGTTAAAAATCAGCGCCGTCTTACCAGACGGGACTCGTGACATGCTCCCGGGATTCGTCCACGGGTACCGGGATACCTTGTTGCGTTTGGTGAATTCCGCGCCCGCGCGGATGAAGGAGCTTAATAACTGGCTGGCGTGGAAGGCTACAGAACTCGACGAAATGGAGGACGCGCGATGACAGAAGAAGAAAAACAAGCATATAAGGCGATTTTGAAACAGCTCCATGACGCTCTACCGCCCGGCCCGTTTTCAGCCGGATTGGTGGGCAACACCTCGATTATTCGAGATGTGGACGGTAACCCCGTCGTGGCGGTACGCAAACTAGCGGGAATGGACGTTACCAATGTGAAGGCTTTCACGGACCTAATCATTTGGGCGTCTAACGAACTGGAAGGACAGGCTAATGAGTGACATGTGGGAATTCACACTACAAGCTTTGGAAAAATACGCTGGCGGGAAAAAGATAACCCAAACGCAAACCCAATTATTGCTAGACCGTGGCCTAATCGACCGCGGGGGAACTATCACAGACACGGGGCGTAAGGCACTGGCCCGCGCTTGGGGAATGGGGGCCGCATGATAAAAGTCATCCACGGGGACACACTAAAAGTCCTACCCACCCTAGACGCCGATAGTGTGGACGCGGTCATCACAGACCCGCCTTATTCCAGTGGCGGTCTGCATTCCACTAGCAGGAAGCAGCCAGCCGGGCAAAAGTACATGAAAGTTCAAGGTAACTATGTTGATTTTTCCGGCGATAACAGGGACCAGCGCAGTTTCCTACTGTGGTTCAACCTGTGGTTGACGGAAGCTCTACGGGTAACCAAACCCGGGGGAATTATCGCCGTATTCACAGACTGGAGGCAGCTCCCCTCCGTGACGGACGCCCTACAAGTCGGTGGCGTCGTGTGGCGTGGTATTATCCCCTGGCATAAACCGAACGGGCGTAGGCAGCAGGGCCGCTACGCAAACACGTGTGAATACGTGGTGTGGGGAACAAATGGCGCCCGCCCACTAGAAGGGGGCGCCCTAGGCGGGTTTTGGCAACAATCCACCCCCGTTAAGGCTAAACGGTTCCACATGACTGAGAAGCCCGTGGAACTTATGGAGTTCCTATTAGGGCTAGTCCCTGAGGGTGGAACAGTCTTAGACCCCTTTGCCGGATCAGGCAGCACCCTGGTAGCGGCGCAAAACCTGGGACTAAACGCTATCGGTGTGGAAGCCCTGGCCCATAACGTTCAGATTATGAAAGACAGGCTGGCCGCTAATGAGCAAACCCTCTGGGCTAAGAACGCCGAAATAGTTAAGGAAGGAGAAGGCAATGAAGATCACAGTGCATAGCACGCCTAACTGTGTGGCCTGTAGGCAAACAAAAAGACTACTCACACAGCAGGGCACACCCTACGTTGAAGCCCACATATCAGAAGCCCCCTACAGTATCCCAGAGCTAAAGGAATTGGGATACCAGACGGCCCCCTTTGTGCAAGTCTTGGACAGCACAGGGGGCTTAATTGATGAATGGGCCGGGTTTAAACCAGATCGCATTAAGGCGATAGCAGCGCGCTAGCGGGGATAAAACCCCCACACTCAACAAGACAACCCCCAAGGAGGCTAACAATGCCCACCTCTATTAACCATATTGGCCCCGTACCCGCGAAAGCTCACCCCACGGACGCGGGCTACGACCTCATATCCACGGTGACCCAAAAGTTATTTAGCGGCCAGCGGTTAATGTTCCCCACCGGGCTACGTATTAACCTGCCCGCTGGCACCGTCGGTTACGTATGCCCACGCAGCGGCCTGGCGGCAAACTGCGGTATCACCGTGCTCAACGCCCCCGGTGTCATCGACCCCGAATATACGGGTGAAGTTCTCGTTAATCTTGTCAACTTTGGCCCAGACTCCTACACGGTTTACCGCGGGGACAGGATCGCCCAGCTCATCATTCACCAGACCGTAGAGGTCGACTGGCAGCCCGTCACAGAGTTCGAAGAAACACAACGCGGCAACCACGGCCACGGATCGACCGGGGACTAAGCCCAATGCCCACCCTCTAGCCACATAAACACGCTAGAGGGTTCAAGGCCACATAGCCCCACACACAAACACAACAGGAGGGACACATGCACCCTACCCCCACACCTGAAAAACTCAACAGGCTACACCTAGAACTGGACTGGTGGGAACGCGAACTAAACACACCCGATGAAGAAAACAAGGGTAGAGGGTTCGAAGAATTCAACGCGGGCATACACCACGCGATAGAAGAATTCAAGACCATACTAGACAGACTAGGACTCTAACCATGTACACCAGCTACCTAGACCTATTCAAAGACATAGACAAGCTAGTAGACGCCCTACACACGGCCCGCGCAAACATCACCACACCCACCACACCACCAGAAGTACACACCCGCGCCCCATACGGCCCAAAACCACCGTGTAACCTACACTGGCTAAACGCCACCATAGAAGCGGAAGGCAGCCTAAAAGAACTAACCACGGCGCTAGCAGAACTACTAGACGCCCCACCGCCACACCGCCGGCACACCACATGGCTATACCACAAAGCCGGGGACATCGTAGACAACCAGGAAGCCAATCAACTAGCCTACGAGGATCTAGCAGCAATCACCCGTAGCCTACACCCACCCACACCCACTACAGACTCCGCACCCCCCACCACATGGGAGGCAGAACACAGTATCCTCCATAAACTCAAACGGCTAGGCTACGCCACGACAGGCAAAGAGCTACACACCCTAGCCACACGCGGGCACATAGAGCAAGCGTGGACACATAAGGGTAAGCACTACAAGCTAGCACAGGTAGTGGACTACCTAACGCAAACAACTTGACACCCATACATCACCACATGCTATAATTGCAAACAGTGCCCCCACTGTGGGGTGCTTAATATGCAAGGTAACCGGCAAGTTATCTAGCATGTGCTCTTTTCAATTGTTTGCGTGCCAAACGTTGAAACCTCTCCATATGAAACGCTATGGCGTGCCCCGCCCACCACACACGGTAGACGGGGCTTTAAACTTACACGCACAACAAAATACAAACAACACACACGCGGGAGGTGCCACACATGCCATTCACAGACAGCCCAGCCGCCCGCCGCCTACGCAAACGCCTCCAAGCCCAGTACAAGGAACAGAACAAGCCCTGCGCCATATGCGGACAACCCATCGACTACCAAGCACCACGCACCACATACCACCCAAACAGCCTCGACCTAGACCACATACAACCCACCAAAACACACCCACACCTAGAACTAGTCGAAGATAACATTCAACCCGTCCACGCCTCCTGCAACAGGCACAAAAGCGACGGAGTAGCCATACACCCCATCGGCAACACAAGCCGAATATGGTGACCAAACAAACACAAAACGCATAACATATAAACAGATGTATAATATGCATAAAACAAACCACAACACCTCACGACACCCCAAACAACAAAAGCCCAGGTCAAAGGGGTAGGGGGTAAAGATCACTAAGGGAAAAAACCCGGAAAAGTCAAGGGGTGGGGACGTGGTATTTCCCCCCATGGTTGTATAGCCCCCTGAATAATATGCAGGTTGTGGCGTGTTTTTGCTGGACTTTTAGGGGTTTGCCCCCTGTTTTGGAGGTGATGAAAATGGCTACTAGGCGTGTGGGCGAGGTGGAGGCGGCTGTCTTGAAAGCTGTTGACGCCTCTGGGTTGATGGATGACCCCCGGAATAGTGGGGCGGTTGCTGTGGCTTTGTCGTATGCGCGTCGGATTGATGATAGTGAGCGCGCGTCGTCGGAGGATCGGACTAAGGCGCTGTATTTGGGGCCGCATTTGTTGAAAACTTTGATGACGTTAGGTTTAACCCCCGGCGCGCCGTCGGATGATGCGCCTAAAACACGGGGGCGGCCTAAGCGTAATAGGGCGGTGATGGATGGATTACGCGCGATTAATGGAGGCTTGGAGTCGTCAGGATGATGGGCAACATGGCCACACCATGCCGCGTTTGTTTCCTCCGACGTTGGGTGGGCGTGAGCTTACCCCGGAGACTACGGCGGGGTTCTCGCTCATTGAGTTTGCGGAATTAATCGGCCAACCTTTGCGCCCCTTCCAACAGTGGCTAGCGTTGCATGGCTTGGAGTATAACGAGGATGGGTCGGACTTTCGTTTTAAACGCGTCATTGTTGAAGTTGCCCGGCAAAACGGTAAGACTCACTTTATGGTCGTTTTGGGCCTGTGGCGTTTGTTTGTGTTTGGGGCGTCTGGGATTATTTCGACGGCCCAGAATTTGAAGTATGCTGAGGGCACTTTGGCGGATGCGTTCCGCATTGCGGCGTTTAACCCTGTACTGTCGCAGTGGCTGCGAGATAATACGCGCGCCGATGAAGATGACGAATTTAACGGCAAATACATCACGCGCGTTAACGGCGGCCATATGTTTAAATTGACGGGCGCCCCGGTGGATGGTGCTGTGGATTTAGCTAAAGACGGCCCGCCGTTTTGGAGCGTCACCACTTCCACACGTAAGGGCGGTCGCTCTATGACGGTGGACCTGGCGTTTTTTGATGAGCTGCGAGAGCATATTAAGTGGGATGCGTGGGACGCTATTACCCCCACGGTGAGTCAGCGGCCCTTTGGCCAGGTGTGGGCATTTTCTAACGCGGGCGACGCTAGTTCTATTGTGTTGCAAGATTTGCGTAGTCAGTGCTTGGAGGCTGTAAACGCGGGCTTAGCGGATGCGTCTAATATGGCGTTGTTTTCGTGGTCTGCTGATCCGGCTTTGCCGATTGATGATCCGCGTGGGATGTTGCAAGCAAACCCATCTTTGGGCTATGGCGCGGCGAAGTTGGAGCATTTGCGGGCAGAGGTTAGATCAACGCCTAACCCCGATGGGTTTAGGACTGAGTACCTTTGCCAGTGGGTGCAGTCGGTTGAGCCTGGGAAGATTCTACCGGCGATGTGGGAGCCTTTGGCAGACCCCGCGTCTACTATCCCGGATGACGCGGTTATAGCGGTGGGCGTGGATGTGGCGGTGGATGGCCGGGCAGCTTATATCGCTGTTGCCGCTGATCGTGGGGACGGTGTCGTTCACGTGGAGGTTGTGGCGGCGCGCCCTGGTTATTCGTGGGTGGTGGACTGGCTACGGCCCCGCGTGGGGTCGTGGTGCGATGGGGTTATTGCTCTCCAAGTGAAGGGTTCGCCGTCCCAGGCTTTGGCCCCGGGTTTGGCTGATGCTGGTTTTACTGTTCGCCCGTGGCAGGGTGGGGATATGACCCGATCAACTCTTGGATTCTTTGACGCTATCCAATCGGGGCGGGTGGTTCATATTGACCAGCCTGTTTTAAATGAGGCTGCTTTTGCGGCTGTTGAGCGTAAAGCCGGTGACGTCTTTATCTGGGATCGTGGCAAATCTTTTGGCGATATTAGCCCGTTTGTGGCTTGTAATATTGCGTGGTGGGCGGCGTTAAACCCCCCGGAAAAGTTCATTAGCGCTTATGCCGCCGATGATTTTGAGGACGTCGTGGAAGAGTTGAACGACGCGCCGCTTATTGATGATGATGACGATGACGGCGGCGGTTTGTTGATCGTGTAAAAGAGAAGGGGGGTGTCTTGTGGGCTTTTTTGAAAAGCTGGGGTTTAAAGCCCCGGTTATGGAGGCGCCTAGCGCGGATGTGTTAGCCGCCCCATTGTTTGCTAAATTGGCTAGCGACGTTGATTCGATGCCGGTGGAGCAGCTATGGAAAGAGCAACCACATCTTAGAACTGTTACCGAGTTTATTGCTCGGAATATTTCGAGTGTGGCGCTCCATGTGTATAGGCGGGGGGATGATGGGGGCCGTATTCGCGACCGTGAATCAGATGCGGCGCGTGTTTTGTTTAAGGCTAACCCTGGCCAGTTAATGCAGGATGTTTTACATGCCTCACTGCTTGACCTTTGTTTATTTGATGAGTTTATTTGGTTCGTCGCTGTTGATGATGATGGTGGACCGGCTGTTTATCCGATTAGCCCACTGTGGGTGTATCGGAAAAACTTTAGTGATAGGTGGACTTTGCGGTCTATCGTTGTCGCTGATGATGATGGTAACCACGTGGAGCTACCCGCGTCTAACGTCGTTTATTGTCACGGGTACCAGCCGGGGACTTATCGGTACGGCGTGTCGCCTGTTGATTCTTTGCGGGATGTGCTAAAAGAACAGCTAGAGGCGGCGGCGTATCGTGGCCAGCTCTGGAAGAATGGGCCACGCCTATCAGGGGTGATTACACGGCCTAAGGACGCGCCTTGGACGGGTGCAGACCGTAACAGGTTTAAGGCGTCTTGGAGTAGTCAATATACGGGCCGTGGGTCTGGCGCGGGAGGCACTCCTGTCCTTGAAGATGGTATGGACTTTAAGCCCATGCATTTGAAGGCGCAGGATGAGCAGTTTGTGGACGTCGCTAAACTCGCATTGGCTACCGTGGCTAGTGTCTATCACATTAACCCTACGATGGTGGGCCTTTTGGATAACGCTAACTATTCTAACGTTAGGGAATTTCGCAAGAGTCTTTATGGCGATAGTCTGGGGCCGATTATTAAAAAGCTGGAGGGCGTTATTAACGCGTTCCTGTTGCCTTTGCTAGATGTTCCTGATGGGGTTTATGCGGAGTTTAATTTGGATGAAAAACTACGCGCCTCATTTGAGGAGAAGGCGTCTATTACTACGGCGGCGGTTGGCGGCCCGTGGATGACTCGAAACGAGGCCAGAGAGCAGAATAACCTAACCCGTCTAGATGATGGCGATTCGCTGCTTGTTCCGCTAAATACGACTGATGCGGATCGGCTGGGGGAGTCCCTAGCTGGTGAGGGGGAGCAATGACACTACATGTTGTGATGGGGCCGCCGTGTTCTGGTAAGTCTACTTTTGTTGAGCTACACGCCCCGCGTGGTACACCCAGGTTTGATTTTGACCGCGTGGCGGCTGTCGTGGATGGCACGGGGGAGTTGCACCCGGAAACTGTACGCGGGGAGTCTGTGCTGAACGCGGTGGGCTGGGTGAGCGCCGTGAAGCCCTGCTGGGGGTAACTATCCCTGAACGTCAGGGCGAATACCTGCGTTTTTGCAAGCTGA